CGTTGGAGAGCTTGAGTCCGGATGCATCGGTTACTTCGACTTCAAACGCCATCGCAGGCGCGAACAACTCCCCTGCCCCGAATTTGTAGCTGCACGTGCCGGCTGCCGCGCTAACGATCGTCATATCTTTGCTTATCACAACACCTGTCGCGTCCACCCAGCGCAATTTAACCGTGCAATTGGTCAGGTTGATCGCTGTGCCGGAGTCATCGGTGCATGCAAGCAACAGCGTTGACGCCGTGTCGTTTGAGACAAAATCAGCCATTTAATTGAGCCGGACGGTTACAGATTTGGAACGCTGGAATTTTGTGGCACGGGAAACTGTTGCGCGGAATACTGCGGTTTTTTCGACTACAGAAGTGATCTCTGCAGAGCCGATGATGATTGATCCTGCGCTGCTTGCGTTACCCTGTGAGCCATTCGAGGCCGCCAAGACATGGGCCTGAACGATTGCACTGGTGGCGGCAATATTGTCCTGAACGCTTGGCGCGTGAACCAGAACGTGCGCTTGCGTGATCGCACCGGTTCCGCCTGCATTTGCCTGAGCCGCGCTCGCCGCGGCGAGATTGACGCCTCCCGCTATTGATCCGGTGCTTGCCGCATTGCCTTGCGAGCAGTTCGCGACGGCAAGGACATGTGTCTGCGTAATAGCAGAGGCGCTAGCCGTGTTTGCTTGAGCAGAGTTTGCGCCAGTTAATTGAGCGCCCTGGGTAATCGCTCCAGTCCCAGCAGTATTTGCCTGAGTGCTATTGGCTCCCGCTAAAGCATGCGTCTGGGTTACGGCAGCGGATAAGCTTGTATTGGCCTGGGTAGAATTTGACCCAGCAAGCGCATGAGCCTGGGTAATTGCACCTGTACCGCTGGTATTAGCCTCTGTTGAGTTGGCGCCGACGAGGGTAATGCCGCTGGCTGATACGACCCATAGTCTCCTGACCGGGGCTTTGAAGATCGACAACCCTTTGCTGTCGCGCAAAGAGCGTATCTCTGCTTGCGACAGTTTCCCGGAGAATACCTGAGCCGTGAGCATCTTGTGGGGGCTGGTGGCATCCCCCTTCATCGCGAAGAAGCCAGTGCTTCCGACAGCCCCAGGATCTTTAGTGAACCCCGCAGATCCCGCTGACAGGCCGTCCCAGAAGAATTCGACTGTGGCAGCCGCATCGTCATAGACCACCGCAACAGAATGGATACTGCCATCTGCTACGCTTATTGCTCCTGTAGCCGGACCTGCCCCGTAAAATACCCTATCAAGTCGTAAGCGTATCTGCCCCGGTGCCCATCCATCCGTCTTAAACTCCCATCCAACGCTAACGCTGCCGTAAGACAGGAGCGTTTGCAGCGTGTCGTAGCGTATTACACCGCGCCAGAATACGGAGAATGAACCAGAAACATACGGATCGATCGCGTCTACGCGCTTCGTCCATGTTGTATTTGCGCTAGGTAAGACATAGGCTGTACCGTCAGCCGTAATCGTGTTTGTTCCGAGCGTTCCTGCTCGAATTACGCCATTTACCAGCTCGTAAGACTGCCCGCCGAGCAGCGCGAATCGCGCCCTTCCGCCGAGCCCATTTTTATCAATGGGCGCCGGGTACTGAGGCTGCTGAGTAAACTTGCTTGGCAGGATTAAGGCTGACATTAAGGAACAGTAATCTCAGACGTCCAAACAGTCCCGGAGGTTAACGCTACGCCAAGATCATCCTTGATAACTACGTAGAATTTCTTGGGAACGTAACCTAAGATACTGGCTACAGAGAAGGTGCCTATTTCAGTCGTGCTGGCCGTTGTGAGCGGGACAGTTCCTAACTGTTTAAGGTTGCCCTCCCTGGTTGCTGTCGTGCCACTCGTCGGGCCGCTTCGGAAATTGGTGCCGTCCAGTGATTCCTGAATGAAAACCACTACCTGCATATTCCCAGTCGGAGTGTTTGTCGTAGCAACATCGACCTCGACTATCACGTCGACAGGGTTATTGACAGAGCAATCATATGCCGTTGTGTTTCTGACATATGTTCCAGAAGCCAGCGCGGACAAGCTTGTCCCTGTGAACGCAAGGCTCGTCCTAGTTCCTACTACTTGAGTTATAGCCATTAGCGGTTCCTCAGCATTTCTTCAGTCACGTACGGGAGGCCCAGCACTTCAGCGCGGGATGCAGGTTTAAGTGCCGCATCCTTGAGTTTCGTGGCGGAAAGGGTTGTTATAATTCCCGCTGCTGCGAGCATATCCAGCAAGGCGCGAGTGAGCGGGTCTCCAAGGTCAAGCCCGCTAGTAGACAGCCATGCAATTTGGCGCTTAATCCCAGGCTGATACGCAAACAATGGGTGAGTTTCCGCGAGCGTTGCAATAGCGAACGCCTCCAGCGCCTGCAAGAAATTCTCGCCCTCGATCAACCCAAGAACCGACGCTATCCCTCTGGAAGTGATAATTCGCTCTTTCGGCAGAGTCTCCGTCTTGGCGTTCAGCAACTCAACCACGGCACCCGGCTGATCAGGCAGGAATGCTGCATACCCTTTACCCTCAGGGTCTTGATCTATCTCGTCGCTCAGTACGCTCATTTGGGCAACTCCATCAGGTTTCCAAGTTTCTCGTTGTCATATCTGAGGTTCATCTCGATAGCCAAATCGAAAAACTTGTACGGCAGCTGTCGGCCCAGAACCTCTTTTTCATAGGCGTGCTTGCAGTGGTCTGCGCCTTGAAGCGGGAAGAACAGGACATTGACGAACAGCTCGAGGTATCGGTAAGTCCTGATGTGATTCAGGCGATAGCAGCGGCTGCTCATTGTTTCGTCGGCAGAGCCGCCGAGAAGAGTATTTACGAACTGATCCAGTCCGATGAATACCTGGTAGACCCACTCTTTGAACCATGCCCACATGATTAAACGGGCTGGCTGCTGGTATAGGTAATGCTCGGAAAGTTGACCGTGTTACCGCTGGTCACTACCTGATCGCTGGTTTCGTCGGTGACCCAGAGCACCTTTGCCGAGCCGTCCGTGAATGCAATATGCAGATTCGGAGTTGCGCCGGAATTAGCGGAAGCTGTTCCGCTTTTGGCTGCCACAGTCAGAACACGTGGCGCATTGTCTGCGCCGGATAAGGTGTAGTCGCCTGAAACCATTGTAACCGTGCAGATCGCGTTTCCGGTGACGGTCGCGTAGCTGTCCGCAGCGGCATAGGCCTTGAGCAGCAGCATCTTTGTCGCGACTGTTTTGATGCCGTTTAAACCGCCATCCAAAACGTCGGCGTGAGCGTACTTAGCCATTATTCAGTCCTTTGCAATAGGCAACGGCGTCGGGATGCGGATCGACCTGATCGCCGAGTAATACGATTACATCAGTATCAGCGGTCAGCAGTTCGCCTGAACGGTAGAGTTTGCCGTTAACCGTTAAATCGACAAGAACCCTTGCCTCTTTCTGTGCTTTATTTTTTGCCATTGTTCACCTCGATAGCGGCCCCGGAGGGCCGCCTCTGTCAGTTATTAGCTGGCTGAATGCTGGTACAACTTAACCGCAGCGGTATCCAACAGATTCCCGCCCGAACGCATCCAGGCAAGGAAGCCAACCTGTCCAAGCTTCGCGTAAGCGGAGTCTTCGAAGCGGAACAAGGTGAGCTGCATCGCATCGCGTATCATGTACTTGCTGAAGTCACCGAAAGCCATGGACTTGGCGGACGCGGCAGGAACAGCGAAGTCATTGTTCAGAACCAAGTCATAACCAAGCAACTGATCTGTAAAACCGCCCGAAATACCGGAATCATAGTTAGGAGTCCAGATAGGCCGCCCGGTCGTATCCTTGATCTTTCTCAAGACTTTGCGCATGGTTTGCGAAGTCATGAACTTCAGGCTTCCGCCGTGGTAGGCATAGTCAATGCTGTCGATCAGATCAACCAAGTCGTCATAAATGATCGTCAGGGTTTGTCCGGACGTTCCGGTCTTGCCAACGCTGGCAGCAGTAACCAGCCCGTTAGGTTGGGCGGAGCCAGTTCCTACCGTGAAAGCGGTATTCATGGTGCGGCCCAAACGATCATTGATGCGGTTGTAAACCATACCAACGATGTCAATCGTGCTGTCTTGCAACAGCTCAAAAGGCACGGCGATGATCTTCGAGGATGCTTTGTAGGTATTAAGCGCAACAGTGCCGAAAGAAGGATCTAAAGCAGTAGCGGTAGTGTTTTCCGCGATCCACTCGCCCGTTTCGCTTGTGCCATCGCTCGTAGGATAGGACATGGGCGCGCCGTCACCGGTGGCAATGCGGCTGGCTGCTTGACGCATACCAGCGTATCCAGCCAGCTTGTCAATGAGCTCGCTGGAGACGGCTGACGCCACGGTGTACCCGCCCTGAGTCGTGGTGGTCGTGCTCATCGTGTTACGGATAGATTGATGCTCTTCCATGGTGAGAGCGCCGGCGCCCGCGCGGAGCAACTTACCAACAGCGGCACGTTTCGCATTCTTCGGGTCTTTCGGGTCATGCTTTTCAGCATCCTCGAAATTGGCCTGCACCTTTTCTTCAAGCAGGCGCTGCATGGTTTCCAGTTGCCCATCTATGGCATCGATCTGGTCAGCAATGCCGTCAAACTTGGCCTTGTCATCCTTGTTCCACACCTTGTCACCGGATTCGGCTAAAAGGCTCTTGGCTTGTCTCGCGAGTTCTTGTTTTTGCTCGCGCAGCGCTTTAATGCTCATCGTTGTTTCCTTTATTAAGGTCAAAAAAAAGCCCACCGAAGTGGGCTGGTCTCTGCGCGAGTAGCGTCAGATCGTTAGCAGCCGCAAGCGCCGTTCTGCGGCTTCGCGGTACGTGTTCAACAATTCCTCTTCTGTCTTGTCTTCAACTTTTGGCGCGTTGGCATAGGCCGACAGGTTCCATTTGTTCTCGACTTTTACGCCATCAGAAACAGTGTTTACAAACCCATTGTCAAGCGCCTCTTGAGCCGTAAACCAGGTCTCGGCATTCATCCATGCCGTGATCTCGTCAGCCGGCCTGCCTGTTTTCTTGACGTAGTCGTTGATGATTGTTTGATCCATCTTATCGAGCAGGTCTATGAGGGATGCAAAATCATTCTTGTTGCCATAACCCATAGTCCAGGCGTTGTGGATCATGAAAAAACTGCCTTCAGACATGCTTACGCTCTTGGCAGAGGTCGCCACGTAGGTTGCGGCGCTCGCTGCGAGGCCATCGATATATGCGGTCACGTTGCCGTGCTGAGCAATTGCCGTGGCCATCGCGCGCGCGTCGAATACATCGCCGCCAGGCGAGTTGATCCGCAGGTTTACAGGCTTACCCTTGAGCGCGGACAACTCCTTATTAAAATCCAATGCACCTATCCCGAAGTAGGGATCTATAATGTCATAGAGATAGATCGTCGCTGATTCCGAGGCATTCTCTACCTTAATTGGGGAGCCGACTTTAGTGGCGTTATCCCGCAGGAGTTGCAGCAGCTTCTTGTGCATTCTGGTTCCCTTTTTTTGGATCATACAATTCATCCCCACCTTCAACCGGAGGAAGATTCTTAATCCTTCTAACCTCGTTTGCGGTCATCCATCCCGGCCCCTGCGAGCCTCCAATGGCTTGCCTCAATGACTCGCCTTCTGCCTTACTGTCTCCGCTCAACAGTCCTTCAAGGCCAAACTCAACAAAGAATTTCGCTGTCTTGAAAAACTTGCGGTTTATCTCTTGTTCTATCCGGTTTAGGTAGGTTTTCAGAGTAAATTTAACGAAACCTAGCGTTATTTGCTCGATTCCAGTACCCCAACTAGAAGTTGTATCGTTCGCCCCTATCATGTGAGGCGGAACGCCAAAGGCGCGAGCAATATCTATGACTTGGTACTTGCGGCTGTTGAGAATGTCAGCATCAACCGCATTCATGCTCAATTCTTTAATGTCGAGCCCTTGCGTCAATACCATGGGTTTGCCGACGTTGTTCGCCCCGGTATAGCGGTCTGCGTACTGGCTGCGCGTCCGCTCAATCAGCTCTGGATCCATCTTCCCTTCAGACTTGATCAGGTGCTTAGGCATGCCACCGTTTGCGTAGAGCTTCCCGCTAAAATCGTCCGCAGCAAGGGCTATCCCGATAGACGATAAAGCGGCATGCTTGATTACTGACATGCTCCGGCCCGTATCCCCGTCATATCCAAATCCAGGGATATGCAGGATTTCATCATCCAAAAAGGTTTGCTCAGGGCCGATTCTTGGCCGGTAATGGTAAACCAGCTCGTTGTCTATATTGACGGGATAGACTCGATCAGGATGCAGCGGAACGATCCCGGTTATATCTCCTATCCTATTCTTCTGAATGTTCCCGTAAGCATCGCCACGTAGCGCATTGCACCTAATGAACCACTCGAACATGCTGGCCGCAGTCCATGACGCGCAAGGTTGCTCGTTCAGGATGTACCAGAGGGGCGAATCTATCTTTTCACGGCCATCTGCAGTACGGCGATAGATATTCAGGGGTAGGCTGGCGATAGTCCCGCCAAGCAATTGCACACAAGCAGCCACGGCAGACACGCGCATAGCTGACTCGTCATTAACTGGATAACCGGAAGCAGAGAACCTCCCGCCCAACAACTCAATTGCTTCTGGACTGGTTATGCTATAAGTGACAGCGTTCTGTATACGGGACGCTTCCCTCTCAGCCTTCCATTTCGTCAAGATAACGCTTCCGGGTTGACTAATGCGCTCTAAGTTCATAGGGCAACGAAACCTTGATCGATCACTAATTCAGTCTCAAGAGAGCAAGCCACACCTACAGCCATAGCCAGCGCTACCATGCCGTCAATCCGGCCTGTCGCTTTGGATTTGGTAAATTTCCGATTCTCGGCGGGGTCTTTAACTACCGTCGCATTCGCGGCGCACATTGTTAGCACCGGATGCATGCCGTGCTCAAGCTTGTTGGCCAGTAGCAACGATTCGAGCTCACGCAGTGCCGGCGACATGCTGACGAAACCTTGGCCAAACTCGACAAACCGCTCCAATTCTTCTTCAGTGAATCCGACACGTTCAAGCCAAGGCTTTAAGAAGCGCATGTTGTAGCGGTCGAACGCTATCGCCCGGACATTGCAGTGATCGAATACGCCTCTAAGGTATTCAGCAACGAACTCATATTCGATTGCGCGGCCCGGTGTTGTCTCGAGATACCCCTGCTCCGCCCAAACATCGTATGCAACGCGATCGGTACGTGCCTTCTGTTCCAATCCTTCACGCGGCAGCCAGAACGTCGGCTTGACGTGCCAGGTATCAGCGGGCTTCGCGAGCAGCACCAGGGCGGTTAAGTCGGATACGCTGGATAAATCCAGTCCACCGTAGACCTCCAGGCCCTCGAAGTCTTTCAGAGGATCGCCGGTGTTATCGATCCAGAGTTGGCGCGATACAAACGGGTTGCGGGCCTCTACTCGCTGGTTTAAGACAAGATTGCGGTAAGCGGCTTCACGCGAAGGCATACGCCTAGCCTCTTCAGCCTGGCGCATTACCTCCTGCTTGTTCATGAAAACGTCGTAATGCGGATTTGCTGCCCGTATCGCTTCCTCGCTGAACGGG